TTCTAATTTGCAAAGCAGTTGTTGTTTTAGTGTTGTCTTGGTCATACACAACTGCTCTTGCAGCACCGTCAGCAGAGTCATGTCCTTGCATACTTGTTAAAGTGTAATTTGCATCTGCTAAAGCATTAGTAAAATTAATAGTGTAATTTGCTGTTCCGTTATCAGTTACGCTACTTACATTCCCAGATGCTCTGATTGTACAATTACCTCCTGTATTTGTAGTACCATCAAAGTTAACCCACGCCTTGCAGGTATAAACTTCTACGTTGCCTGTGGTCTTGATTGTGTCTACCTTAACTGTACTCATGGCTTAGGATTCTCTGTCTTAACAGTTTTTACATGGTTGTAAAAGTCTGCAAATTTAATCTTTAAATCTTCGTCTGCATCAATAGCATGCCACAACATATCTAATTGTTTTCCTGTGTCGCCATATTCAATAATTCTATTTGCTTCCCAGTTTTCCATTATGCTATTGCCTTTATTGATATTGCTGGGACAGAAAATTGACCACCTGCTGCACCCTCCCAGTATGTCGTACTATGTAGTCCCCTTTGATTACCACCACCGTAAGATCTAGCATTCCATTTTAAATATAAATTAGGTCTGTCTTCTGTAAATACTCCAGTAGTTGTATCTGCCGATGATGCCCCTAATTCAAAAACCCACCGAAATAAAGGAGTACCTTCTGGATAATATCCAGATTGGTTATGTCTTGCTTTTGTAACTTCTGTGTATCCGCTATCTCCGTCTGTTGCAAAATACAGCCTCCAATGAGTAATTGCATGAGCACCTTGCCAGTACATTGAGGGATTGTATTCATATACTAATGTTTTTGTATCTACAGGAGGAGTATAGTTTTGAATTTTTGATCCTGTAGCATCCGCATAAGCTGTGGTTAACAACTGTGCAGCAGTAACATTTTCTATTGTAGCTCTACCATGTAATGACGTTTTGTTACACATAGAATGTAGTTCTTCAATAACTTGACCAGTTCTAAAACTGCCTGACAAAGGAGTTGTTAAATTAATATCAGATGATCCATCTACACTAGATAAATTATTAACCTTTAACGTACTCATAAGATCACCCAGTTCCCACCGCTTGTCACAGTCACTGTAACGCCACTACTAATCTCTATGTCACCTATGCTTGCAGCGTTCTTAGTTGCTGCAATAGTGTAGTCAGCGTCAATGCTTTGTTCGTTCTCTATAAAGTTAGGAAACTGTATTCCTGACGATCCGTTTAATGTAATTGACATTTATAACACCACCCATCTTGAGCCACTAGGGACTGTTACTGAAACACCACTATTAACTGTTAGTGGTCCTGTAGACATTGCATTAGTACTTGCTGTTATTGAGTAACTTGTTGTAATAGTTTGTCCGTTCTCGTAGAAGATAGCATCAGAACCTCCACCTGAAGCTCCTCCTCCACCACCAATAGCACCCCATGCAGAACCATCGTAGCCCTCAAAGGAAGTATCAGTTGTATTAAATCGTAGGTTACCTGCGTTAGGTGATCCGTTTCTCTGTGCTGTTGTACCTGATGGCATGACAGCAGAGCCTGTAGAAGATGTCTTAGCTACTGTTGTAGCTGGTTGAGTAGCACTGTCTGCTAATGCTCCTTGTGCAGCAGTAGCATAGTCTGCTGAACTAAACGCTTTAACTTGTGCTAGGTTAGTGACTTCACTGTCCATCAACGCACCAGCAGCAGTTACGTTAGCTGTGCCTGTTACGTCAGCATTAGCTGCAATACCGTCTAGCTTAGTACCGTCAACAGCTACGTCTCTTCCGTCTACAGTACCTGATACAGCAATGTTTCCTGCTACATCTAATTTTTCAGCAGGAGTATTTGTATTAATACCTACGTTACCTGAACTGTCTATTCTAACGTGTTCAGTTGGAAAACCATTAGCTAAACCTGAAAATGTTATATTTCCGTCAGCAGTATTGTTTCTTGAATAAAAATTTAAAGCACCGCCAACTGATTGTATCAAAGCATATTGATTAGTTCCTGCGCTGTTTTTTAAAGATAAACTTGCTGCTGTTAACGACACAGCGTTAAAAGAACCAAATTGATCTATAGTTGCTGAAGTTTCTTCTGTTCCAGATACATATCTTTTAAAGTTAATAATACCAGGATTATTCCCGTTTCTTGCAAGAATATTTAATCCACTAATGCTTTGTGTAAAAGAAGTTGTATCATTTGTTCCTGCTGGATTATCTAATGTTAAATTACTAAAAGTAGGACTATCAGTAGTACCTAAACCAAGATTAGTTCTTGATGTGCTTGCACTTTGAACATCGTTTAAGTTGTTAGACGCTAGTAAACCAGTACCGCCTGTAGCAATAGACTGCCACGCTGATCCTGTGTAGGTCATCATGATGTTAGTGGTTGTATTAAAATACAATGCACCAACAACTAGTGCGTCACCGTCATTATCAGTAGACGGGTCAGATGACTTAGCACCTAAGTACCTGTCATCAAATGAATCATAAGAAGCTGCAGCAGCAGTTGCAGAGTTAGTTGCAGATGTTGCAGAATTAGTAGCACTTGTAGCTGAACTTGCGGATGCAATAGCAGATGTTGAAGCATCTGATGCTGACGTTGCAGCAGATGTAGCTGAACCAGCAGCTGCAGTAGCAGAACTAGCTGCTTGTGCTGCCTTATCAGAGGCTACAGAGGCTTGATTAGCAGCGTCTGTGGTAGCGTCTCCTGACCCTCCTGGACCTCTATATATAGCCATTATACGCCCTTACTTAGTTGCAATGTACATCGTGACTTCAAAACCAAATCTCATCTCAGTGTATTCAGGTTTAGTCCACATAACTGTTTCCTTTGTCGAAGTTTAAGTAGTTGTTGTTTCTTGTAATTGTCTATCTCACGCTTACGGCAGTAGTCTGTCCAAGACATAACACCCTCCTATTTAAAGAAAGATGCGTTCCTTCGGTTTCCCTACTTCCGTCCTTGATGGATGAACGACAATAATAAAACTCCCCAAGCCTTGTGAGCCTGGGGAGATACCTACTTAATTAAGCAGGAACAGCTAGAGCAACAGCAGAACTGTCACGCAACTCGGCTACACCGTAAAGCATATCTGATGTAAACAATGTTGCAAGCCACTCTTGCTTGTACTGGGTCTGTGAACGTACACCCATTTGCTCGGCAAGACAGAAAGCATCTTTGTGAGCCATGAGACAAATACGGTCAGCACCTGAGTTACCAGCACCTGCGTCAGCATTGGTTGTGACATAGACTTTTACGCCATACACATCACCAATCAAACCATTACGGATTGTGTTAGATGAACCAGCTTCACCAACAAAAGACTCAGAAGTGAACCTGTCGATTCCCATCAAAGTGTTTCTTGTGGTAGGCGGAACAAGTAGCATACGATCCGTCATCGGTACGTCAGCATCATCAAGTCGTTGGATAGTACGTCTAATAGCAGCATCAGTCAACGCAGCAGCGTTAGATGATGTAGAGTTATAGACAGTAGTACCGTTAGAACCAATGAATGCATTAGTCGTTGTGGCTGCTGTAGAGTATGCAGTACCTGAACCAGCGGTTCGACCTAGCTGAATCAAGTCAGTGTCAACCTGTTTAGCTAAAGCGTAGCCAGCGTCATCAGTGTAGAACTTACGTAGAGAGCTAAGTGCTTGTGTCTCAACGATGTCTTCAATGAAACGTGAGTACTCGTAGTGCTTGTTAATAAGAACTTGAATCTCGTTCTCAGTTGCAGCAATCAGTGTGACCTGAGTTGATGCTGCCTTTGCAGACGCTTCACCACGAGTAGGCTTCGGAATATGAAGCGTATCGCCTTTCTTACCTTTAAAAGACATCTTAGAGAACAAGTTAGCAGCTACAAGATTTTGTTTGTATGCTGCAACGATTTCATCACTCCAAATTTCAGGGATGAACTTTGCTGCCGTCGTTTTGGTGACGTTATTAGTACCTAGTGCCATTTCTTATTTCCTTTTTATTTAACGCGCCCTTCCGCATACGCTGAAAGTATTTCATCTTGCATAGCTTCGTAACGCTGTGGATCACGTAAACGTAAATTAATTAGATCAGTCCTTCGATAAGTTTTTCGTGAAGTAGGTGCAGGTGAACCTGTATCAACTGAAGCAGCTTTTAAACTTTCTTGTGTTCCTTTTTTTGCCTCGGTAACTAACTCAGGACTAGAAGTTTCTTGTGGTTGACTCGGATTCATTATGTTCCACGTTGATAATAATTCAACAGCAGAGTCATAATCAAACTGAGAGTGCGCTTCTGTAAAAAGTTTTGTTCTTACAGGAGATGCTTTAATCCATTCAAAAAACTTAGGGTCTTGCGTTACTTCATTCAAGTTAGGGAACTCTTGGTTTAAACGCTGAGTTACCTGTTGTTGCTTAATAGACTGAGCTTGTTGCCTAGCCTCTGCAATAGCAGGATGTTTTTCTACAGCTTGGTTTACAGCATTTACTGGATCAGAAAAATAATCGACTTCTTGATCTTCTTCTTTTTGGGGTTCAATAGCTTTTTTATGAGAGAGTTCTCGTTTTAAAAGTTCGTCAGCTAGTTTTCTAACTTCACCAACTTCTTGAGCTTGTCTGCTGTTGAGCTTTTCTAACTCTTGGTGCATCTTAGCTACATCTTCAACAGACTTGCCTCGATACTTTTCAGGTAACTCTTCTTTAGGTTTCTCCTCTACAGCAGGTTCTTCTACTGCTTCTGGTTCCTCTTGCTCTTTACCTAACTCTTCAACTTCACTAAACTCAATTTCTTCTTTTAACGGTTCTTCAAATACAGCCATATATTCTCCTGTCACGTTTGTGATTTTAGGAATTAAAAAATATCACCAGACGCTAACCCTCATTGCGTTTGTTGGCGAGTCTTGTTTTTTGCTCTCGTTTTCTCACCCATGCGTCAGCAGCAGTTGGAAAATCTCCAGTTACTCCTTCTAACATAATGGTTGGTGCTGAGATAATACGAGTTGCCATACTTTGACACACAGAACATGTAACTGAAGGCTCTGTAGAATCAATGTATTTTTCCGTAATGTGACCTTCGCCACACCTAAATTCAAATATCCTTCTGCTCATTGTTTAGCTGCTCCCAGGCTTCTTCAGAAAGTTGTTTAAGAGTTCTAATCCAATGTAGGACATCTAACTGTCCCTTGCGAAAGTTTAACTCCTCTAGGCTTTGTGTAGCCATTAAGTTGTTTCTTTCTTCAATCATTGTTTCAACATCTGATAACAAATCATTATATCCTTTTGTTGCCATCATGCTGAATCGTTCTTCGTAGTATGTCTGGAGTTCTTTATCCAATAGGAGTTCTCCTGTTATTAAATAATGTTTTACATTATACCATATTTTAAGTTAAATGTCAAGCATTATTTTGTTTAGATTGCATCTGCATGTCAACTATTTTTTCATTTGAATCTATGGCTCTTTCTTTTAAAATCATTTCAGCAGTCTTAACACGCTTGTCAAACTCATTCTTATCTTTAGTGTTAATGTTTGCTGTCAGTGTTCTAATCAAATCAATCTTAGCTTTGTCATCTAGTAATGATGTTTCAGTTATTAACTTCTGTGCTCTTGCTTGTGCTTCTTGTGCATCAGCAGCAGACTCTTGCGCTCTAGCGTTTAACTCATTAGCTTGAGCCTGTACTAGACCCATCTGTAGTTGAGCTTGTTGTTGTTGCATTTCTTGAGCTTGTGGATCAGGTTGTGACATCTGATCTAACTGCATAACTAATTGTTCTTTGTTCATCAAACTAGACGTACCTATAATACTTTTCAATAAGATAGGCACAATAGGTGAATCAGGACCAAGCGTTTGCATTAAACCAATAAGTTGTTGTTGTTCATGTTCTTTGGCAATAGCACCAATAGAAGAGAACGTAGTAAACTTAAAGTCTTGCATTGGGTAACGGTCAGGATCAAACTGCATGTACCGATACGCAACCTTCTTAACCATCGGTATGATGAAGTCATCCTGAAACGATGCCATTGCCACACGGTTCTTCTTGACAATAGCAGACATAGCTAGTGACATACCCATACCGTTGTTCTGTCCCCCACCTGCTGCGCTCTTGACCAACTCTGACGAGTCTAGTGTGCCTGTTGCCTGTAGCAGCATTGCTTCAAAACCTTTAGCTGTTTCATAGTTAGAAGAGTCTGTACTTCCAAACTTAAACGGTTGTAGGATCTCAGCAGGGTTTCCATTAGTTAGGATGTTTTTACCAGGTCTAACTTCGAACTTCATACCTCTCGGTAATCTTGTAGCATCAATACCCATCATAGGCGCAGTGGTTAGGGCTAAGGAGTCCATATGACTGCGTAGCTGGGCGTCAATAGCCTTTTGCATGTTGTAACCCTTCTCGACTGTTCCAACGCCGTAGAAGAGCCCTGGTTGAACCTCAGGTCTATATGCAATGATAGGTCTATCTTCCATCATATACGGAGACTGCTCTGCTTTTAGAAGCTGATTGTCATTAGCAATAACAATGACTGCTTCGACGAGATCAGAAACTTGATCTGCAGCAGAGTGTTCAGGGAATAGATCAACAACTTCATCACCTCCATTCTCTAAGTCTTCTAAGTATTCTCTTGGTACAAGACCGTAATAACGAATAATCTTTACTTTGTCATCTTGGTATGTAGTTTCTTCCAAGTGGCTAGGGTCTAAATCATCTCCTTCGGAAACAGGTTCTATATCTACTTTACGGTAAACACCTGACTCTATCCCTCTTACTATCTGATAGAGACTAACGTACTCTTCTACTGCTACACCCATTGCTTCTTCAATCGAGTCAGCGTTAGGATCAATCAGTAGATTTCTAGGGTTAACAGGCTTGACTTTTACAACAACCTTCTCTTGTTCTGTAACGCCTACGGCAGCCATACCTTGCTCACCTGGCATAGCCTGTGTTGTAGGTATACGTTCCATTTCAGTCTTAACTAAAACTTCTCCTATACCTGTGCCGTAGACTTCTGCTAGTTTAACAATAGATGATACGTTGTTAATATATGCGTTGTTGTGCGTATCTTCTAACAGAAGAGATTGCATCATCTCAACGTCAGTTCTTTCTTGATCTAAACCATCGTCAGTTATTTCAAACAGTTTACCTGTTCCAGCAAAGCCTTCCATAGTTTCCGCAACCCTGTTATCAACAGCTTGACGGGTGGCAGGACTAATAATTTTACTACGCTCACTATCCCTCGTACGATCTTCAGCGGACCAAACACCATAATATATCCTTTCATATTCATCCCACTTGGTTTCATAATTAGTATCTCTCCAATCTCTCCACTTGTCACAGTGGTCAACCACAAAAGACACCAGATCTTTGTCGCTCTGCGTTTCTACTTCGTTTGTTTCTTCGTTGTAATCTTCAGCCATATTAGTATCCTGATATAATGTCTAAGGGTTCGTAATCGTCTTCGTAATCTTCAAAGTATACTGCTGCATTAGCTATGTGAGCTATCAAACTTACTGAATCAATCATGTCATCGTGTACGCCAGTGGTAGGAAAGTTAAGCAACTCGTCTTTAAACTCTCTTACCCAATCACCATCACAAAGTTCTACCTGCTTATGCTCGAACCTTCCTTGCAATGCACCAACAACTCTGTCTATCTTACTCTTGTTACCTAGTTTTATTTCTTCTAAACGCGGATAGATACCTTTCTTTAGCATCATCTCTGTTAAATAAGGCAACACTGCTCTCATTAGAGAACCTTTTTCTATACCAATAACCTGTATGTCGTATAATTGGGCATGCTTTAGGATTCTCTCGCATACTTCTTTAATATCCCATCTACCTGCGTCAACCTTATCAACCCACCATTTGTTATCGTCTCCTACCTTGACAATAGCTATAGATGTTTGGTCTAAATACTTCTTCTTGTTACTGGCTTGCTTTGATACGTTCTCAAAACCTGCCAAGTCCACAGCCATGTAGTAAGTACCATGCTCTGGTTCATCATCTTTATCCTTCACTATCACCCAGTTTTCTTTAAATATCTCTGACTGTGGTGCTTCAAAACTAGCCATGAACTCTTGTCTGAATGCAAACGTAGACATAGTGTTCTTTGCTACTTCAATCTCTTCTTTGTCTAGCAGTGGGTTATCAAAGCTAGTAAAGTGCCAGGACTTCCAATCTTTAGTCTCTGGTTTTTTGCTCTGTCCCATCTTGTAGGTATCATAGAAGTGATTACGTCCCTTCGGTGTACCAATAAATATACAATGACCCTTCAAGTCAGCTAACGCTGGTCTAAGAATCTGCTCGAACACTGTAGGTTTAATGTCTGCATACTCATCGAGTACAACAAACTTTAAAGCTATACCTCGCATCGTCTCAGGTCTGTCTGCACCTTTTAACGATATCATCGAACCGTTAATCAACGTGACCTGCATGTTGTTTATGTGACTGCTTGCTATTACTGGATGTCCTAACTCCAGCAACTGTTGCCACATAATGTCCCTAGCCTGTTGTTGCGTAGGGGCTACATACCACACATGACCCTTCTTAGCTTCTAACGCAGACACTATGAGTCTCCACGCTGCTAACATACTCTTGCCTGTCCTACGACCAGCAGCTATGACCTTAAATCGAGACTCATCAGTCCAGACCTCCTGTTGCCAGGGTAATAAACTAATCTTCAGGTCTGACATCTACAGTCTCGTATTCAATATCTTGTGGTTGATCTATGACTTCAGCCTTCGCATCACCAACCATAGATATTTGTATGTTAACATTTCCTCTTGTTGCGTCCTTACCCTTTTCAAAGTAGGACATTGGTAGCACACGATCAATACACATCTTTAAACATGCTACTTGATCCTTGTCTTCATCATCTAATGCCTTCTTGATGATAGTATTTATTACTGTTTCACCACTTGTTGCTAACAATCGTGCATGAAACTCTTTGATTCTTGCAGCTTCACCTGGAGGTCTACCAACAACACCACGTTTCTTCTTTGCTTCAACGTCTGTTTTACGTGGTCTTCCTCTTTTTCTTTTAACAGGTTTATCTTCAAGGGTCAAATGATTATCCTTTATCTAATTAATAATACTATGTAGTAAAAGACGAATGATAATAGTATTAAAAATTATAATCTGCTTCTTAGTCTACATAGTAGAACAGCATTATACCACAAATCAAGGTGAATGTCAAGCATTATTTACATAGGTTAGGTATTACTCGGAGACTTTTTTGTAGGGAACACCTACTATTTAGTTCTAAATGTACGCTGTCCAGATCATATCATAACTTATTGATTCTAAATGTACATTCTTCTTACTATTATTTATTAATATATGCAGTATTATGCCTATTTCAATTCACTCTTTTTTGTATCTGTTAGGGTATATATATAATTGACAGAGCTGCGTAGCCCCTCCCCCCATGTCTGCGTAGACGTGTATAAACAGGTACCTGCGCGTTATAAGGAACGTGTGCGTTATAAGGATCACATACATGCGCGCTCTTCTTGATGCACCTGATAAGTGATTTCATAATGTGAAAAAGAATATATGAAGTAGGG